TGGTAGCGGATTTGCTTATAGTTTTTTGTTGGATCGAATGTATCTCGCGAGATGGACATGGTTGTTCCTCCTAAATTTTAATGACCCCGACCAGCTCCACCCGCGTATCGGAGGTCTTGTTGAAGTCGGGGATGTTTTTCACTTCGTACAGGTACCCGGACGTGAGCACTTCGCCGCTCGGATTGGTGTCCGAGTGGTAAATACCATTCGCAGCGTAATCCGATTGAAGACCGTCGATATAGGCCACATCACCACCGAAGAATCCGTATTCCCTGATAGTGATGCCATTGGCTTCGCTTTCCTCGAAGCGGAAAAATACGCCGATGGTCTGGGTCTCCTCGGCGGTCTCGATGTAATGGATACCGTTGACGACGAGCGTCCCTTCCGGATCTTCTTTGAGAAAGGTGCGCTTGTAGTATTTCTTTCTCGCTCGTTCGGTTTTAAGCGCCGTCTGGTCGATGTCGGGCGCGGGAGGATTGAGCGGATCGATAAATGTGGCGTCACCGTCGCCGATGGCGCAGTGAGTGATTCCATCGATGGGTTCCCCCATCAGCAGCCTCGCTGTGAGGATGCGGCCGGTTTTAACAATAAGTCCCAGTGACATTTGTATTCCTCCTTCAGGTCTGGACCGCGTGGCTTTCGTTGATCAGCACAGCGAAGATTGTTTGTCCGATGTCAAAGCCGCTTTCCAGCTGATGAACCACGCGTTGCTCCGTGTCTGCATGACGCTTGAGTGCAGCCGAAACCGCCTGCCGTGTGTCGCCATTGATTGAAAATGGGCGTATCACCAGCACGGAGATGTCTGTTTCGTTTTGAGGGAAACGGACGACCCACATGCGGGCATCGAATTCCCGCAGCAAGGAATGCACGATCCTGGCTTGCGAGTCGGTATCGACAATGAATGGTGTCCATACCCGCATGGCGGCGTCGGCATCGTGTCTCACCGTTCGTATCGAACTGGTCGCACCGACGGCCTCGAAAACAGCTGCCGGAAAGACCGGGCCCTGGGCGTGGCTCATCGGGACCACACGCCCGGCGCGCGGTTGGAGTGTGAAACGATTGCCGTTATGGGTTGCCACGTCTCAGCCTTCCGCGGATTCGGTACGCTATGCCAATCATCCGGGACGTCCGGAATTGCGGCACGACCCGTGCGGCTTTCTTGGTGATTTTCTTCTTGTTCCCTTTCCTGACAGCCATGTTCCTACTCCTTCACCGCACAGTAACCCGGTCCGGAGATATTGAAAATCCGGTAGGTCGTTCCGTTCAGATCGAGCACGTCCTCGGAATCGGCGGCTCCGCTTCCTATGGCGTAGACTTCGATCAACTCGCCGCGCAGCTCTTTGTAAGTGCTCGAGGTATGGGCTACGAGCCAGGGGAACATGGTGAGCAGGCCGTAACGCTTGTCCGGGTTGGACGCGGTATGGAAATTACCATGCGCCGCCGCGCATGATCCGGTTTGGCCGGAAGTGCTGGACCAGCCGTCGAATTTATTCAAGGCGTAGAAACTTCCCGGTGATTGATACCGGCCGATAATAACCGGCTGTGGGTCTTCACCAATCTTCGCACCCACTGCATAAACGTTTGCGAGGCTTGCCAGTGTCACCGTGTTCGGGGTCGACACGATATCAATAGCCGTCACCTGAACGCGCTCAATGTTCGCATCATCCTTAATGAGGTAATAGCCACTGGTATTGAATAACGTGGCGTCATTGACCTGCACAACAACGTCGTCTCCGGGACCGGCTGCTGCCTGGGTTATCCCCACCGCTCCCGACCAGAACCTGTTGATCAATCCGCTGTAGTGGCCATAGTATGTGGCCGCCACCTTCGTGACCACGAAGACATGATCGAAATCGGCGAAGAACCAGTACAGAAATTGCGAAGCGTCCACGGTGCGGATATAGGTGTAGCTGTTGTGGTACGCCTCCTTCACACCCGCGTGGGTTGCCGCGTCCCAAAATAGACTCCCGCGTACGGCGATGCGGTCGGTGTTCGTATCGTCGATGAACTGCAGGTAGATATCTTCTGCACTGGATTCACCGTACGACTTCAAGACATAGTAAGGCTCTGCCTCGGCGGACCCGTCGTCGTGAAGCGCCCATCCGGCGGTATCAACGAGGAAGGTCATGAGTTTGACCAATAAGTCTGCCGTATTGCTCGCCATCCCAGAGGTACTGTGATAAGGCATTATCTTCTCCTATAAAACCGGGTTCTCAGTGCCAGTGACGCGGAGCTTGAGATCCGTTTTGTTTTGCACAGGTGTTCCTGGGGGCACAGAGCACCGCCGCCAGAACGAGACTGTGACGTTGTGGTCTTTGTCTCCAAGGTTGAGGGGAGCGCCAGGGGTTGCCGCATCCAATTCCGCCTGCGTGGGAGCCAGCGCATACCAGGCGGATTCGTCTCCGCCCACGGTGTCTACCGGTTGAATCACCAGTCCCGTGTAGTCGTATCCGGAGTAGACCTCGGCCTCGGCGTCATGCGCGGCGGGAGCTGTTCCGCCGTAACCTCGCTCCACACCGAGCGTGGTGGTTCCAGCGCCGCTTAAGATGCGCATTTGTTCGTTGTCAATGATGATGACTTCACCGTCTGCGAACCGTGGTTCGCTGAGCTGTAGCGAGGTTTCTCCCGAAGCCAAGGCAACAGCCAGTGTTGTCTGTTCGTTGGCGAGGAAAAGTTCTTTGTCTTTTGATTCGCCGTCGGTCCCGTTGTAGGTGTCGTCATCTGGGTTCGAGAAGTCACCCTCGGATACCTGCTGGACCAGGGTGATGTCTTCATATAAGTGAATCGCCATTAAATCCTCCTATGCCGCCGGCCATTGTGTGACGGTGTACTGATTGATCGCCGCGTCAATCCCGGCCTGGACTTCCGCGTGTTGGTCCTTTTGCCGGAAGCGCCAGCGCTGGCACGGCTCGGACAAGCGGAAACCGGAGCCGTTCAATGGCATGAGGCCCAAACGCATCGGCCGGGTACGATCCACCGAAAGGCGGAGTCCCGTGTGGTTGAGCCTGCGGCTATTGAGAAGCAGTGTCTCCACGCGGCGGCGGCGGGGAATGTCTGTGTCCACGGTTAGTTCGAACGATGCCCTAGCCTCGGTGATGTATGCGTCGGTGATCTCGGTCGCGTTCAGGGTCCGGCTGTTCAGTGAAAATCCGGGCCGGCGAGAACGCCAGCGATCCACGATATCCCAGGCCCCGCTAACCTCGGCCCAGTCGGCACGTGCGTAAGCTATGATGATCAGATGCTTGCTGACATTCGCGCCAGATATCTTGTCCATACCGTTCACGCGGGAATGTCCCACTCTGAACCAGTGAGAGAGTCGTGAACGGCGACCGTAACGATGGGTCCGGCGGTTTCCCTGGTTTTCCGATTCGCTGTGAAGCGCCTCGGATAACAGGTCTTTCTGTCGGAATTCTATTTTGCAGGCCGGAGCGGATTGATTGAGTCGAGATCGGTTCAGATCCTGACCTGCCAGTCGCACGACCGGCGTTGTGTTCCTGGCTGTCGGTTTGGTATCGATCCCACAGCAGACGGCGAACTTCCGCTCGCTTATCCAGAGATTGGGCAGCCGGTCAGAATTAAGCGGTACACTATTCAACCGGAACCGCGGTGTGCGACCGTGCCAGCGTGAAAGACATACTCCGGCCCGTTCAATATCCTGCAGGAGCGTTGTGCCGTCCGTAATCCGCCACAATCCCCAGGTCTTGTTCTTGCGAGTCAGGTGACAATCGGTGTTCAGTGCGTTGTGATTGACCACGAAAGTCTCATGCAGATGGCCGAGACAGACACGTTCCACCACCTTTTTGATAACCGCGTCGAAATCCGATTCCATCGACAGCAGCGAGTAGAGCCACTGCAGAAAAAAGATCCTGGTACTTGCCGGGTGATGGAAATCCAGTGCCGGCCGAAGGCACTGAACGATGTTGTCGCTTTCGATGCGATAGACACCGAGGCTATAGATCAGCCCGGGCAGCTTTGACCGTCCCACCAGGGAGCGTCGATTGAGCCGCAACGCCTTGTGGAAGGTTTCTTCGATACCTCCCTGCCAACCGATGTCGGTGAGTGACCGGCTGATCGCCGGGATAGTCCCTTTGCGCCGATAGATCTCCACGGCCTCACGAATGAGCCTGCGCTGGGTCGGGGCATCGGCAAGGGGATCGAAATGATGTCCCACGATTTCTCCGAGTAAAGGGAGAAACCTGTCTTCGCAACGGTCGACGTCAAAGAGTTCAGGAAATCTATCGATCAGTTCCTTGAGCTCGTCGAGACTGGTCGCTGGGACATTGAGAAGAGTCCGCAGATCACCAGAATCGTCACGCTGGCGGTAAAGCGGCGGCAAGAGGTCGATGAGTTTCTTCTCGAAGTAGGATGCCATCAAGCGGCCCTCCTGACATCGAGATTCAGTGTGCCGAGGACTGCGATTTCACCGGCTCGGATTTCCACATCCTGCTGCGGAGTGAACATGTTTACATGGCTCACACCGCGCACGCCATCGATAGCGGAAACCAGGTCGGAGAAGTGCACCGGTACGCCGAAATCCATGCGGTCAAATGCGAAAAAATCCTCCAGCGCCTGCTCGACCCTGCTGCGCACCAGATCCAGGTCTTCTCCCGCATAGGCGAATATCTCCGCGTCGATAACCACAGGCTGATAGGCTGGCTCAAAGAGGTTGATCTCTACGGTGATGACCTTGCGCGATTCCAGATACCCGGCGAGGTCTTCTTTCAGAAGCGTTGAGAGTGGTCCGCCGCCGTCCGGGGCGACAGCCATGTTGACCTGGTAATAACGAATATTTCCGCAGTCGTTGACATCGAGAATCTGTGCCTTGGCGACACCGGGATAGCCCTCTGCCAGGGCCTGATAGTCTTCCTTGGTGACCGCCTTCCACAGGGACCGCACTTCGGCTGGGGCCTGCTTGCGAGCGTGTTCCAGGCTCTCGCGGTCGGTTCCGCCGGTAGCCGGTACCGGATTATCGACTGTGAGAGCGACTTGTTGACTGTCGAGATAAATGGGTGTTAGCAGCTCACTGACCAGGTTCGCTCCGATGTTCCCGGACGCGCCCAGGGTTTCGAGATACGCCGCCTCGATTTCCACTCCGGCGGTTGGAACAAACCCGCGCACGCCGTCACCAAAAACGATACAGGTCTTGTCCAGGGCATCTGTGTCGGATTGAAAGTGAAGGGATTCGGCCCCGCTTTCCTGAAAGTGAAGGACCTCTGTCCATTCCCGATCTTGTATCCGGATGCGGATGCTTCCTTGAGCGACTGCCGTTCCGGTGAGATTGATCGTCTGACCAGGCTCGCCTGTACCGGAAAAGGTTTCAGATTTGCGAATTCCCTGACGCGCGCCCACTTCGACCGTCATCTGGCCAGTTGGGATGGTGGCGTCTTTGGCCGTCTCAAACTCGACATCTTCGTCTTCCAGACGGGCCCTGCACGCTGTTCCTTCCGGTATGACCAGATCCGTGTCAAGGGACGCGGCCAGGGAGAAACGCAAATTGATTGTGGCAGCCACCGGTGAATCCAGCCGGTAGCTGATAAGTTTGCAAAGATTGATGACGTTTTGTCGTTGGCGGGCGGTGGGCAGAAAGGCTTCCGCCGCCTGGGCGTCCAGGTAGTAGGCCAGCATATCGCCGATGCCGCAGAAAAGTTCGAGCAGAACGACACCAAGGTCGGACGCGTTGAAATCCGTCCAGCGGTCGGTCAGCTGCGGCACCCGCGTCAGAAGTTCCCGACGCAGGGAGTCGTAGTCCTTGTTTGTATAAGCGATACTTGCTCTGCCCATCTCCGGTCACCTATTGGTTTTAGCAACATGGGCTCCTCAAACTGCCGGAACAGACAGAGAGGACCCGCTTGTTACTTACCGGCAATGGAGCGGAACTGTCGGGGAGCAGATACTTGAAGCGGCTCGCGATAGAAGGGGTAAACCAGGTTTCCTTCCACCTGGCTCTGAATGACGCGATAGGAGATACGGACCGGCAGAAGGTGGCGGTCGATATTCTGTGATGAGTCGTCAAAGGAGACGTCGGTGATGACTACCCGCTTTTCCCAGCGTTTGACGGCGTCGATGACGTAATGGCGGATCAGGCCTTTCAGGACATCATCGTTGGCTTCGAATACCAGGTCCTTGAGTCGGGACCCGAATTTGGGGCGCATGAATCTCTCACCCGGGCGCGTGCCGAGAATCTGGATGATGCTCTCGTGGATGTGTTCATGTTCCAGCGAAGTGGCTGATGACACCTGCGCCCCTCCCGAGCGTTGCTGGAACCTGAAGGGGAATTTCAGTCCTTTCCCGAGAAAATCAAGTCCCATCACTCACGCTCCTCGCAGATAACCGGGGCGGTACCATCATGACTCGGGTTGTTTCCGGGTCCGCCGTTTTCAGGGAAGCGTATGACGAGGTCCAAACCGTTGGCCATGGAAAGATGGATCGTACCGTCGGCTTCAATGATTCCTTTGTGGCCGCTTTCGGTGGCGGTAAATCCCTTGGCTCCACCGGGCACCAGGCGGACCTGAACATCCTCGCCGACACCTTCGATACGGGCGATGGCGAGAATATCGACAGTGCCTGCAGGATTGCCGATAACGGCGGTACGTCCGTCGTGAGAGACATCGAGACGGTATCCGCCCGGCAATTCCACCCGGTAACGGTCTTGAGCTGTCTGGACCGGATCGATATCGAGGGGCAAACCTTCGATTCCGGCGGCTTCATGGGTAACGCGGATCGCTTCAGGCTTGAGGGTGAGTTCCCGACCGTCGGGAAGCGTCACGATCCCGCCCCGGGCGGGTTCGAGTACAGTTACTGTGCCGTTAGTGCTTATCGCGGTGAGGACGCCATCTGGACCTACGCGGACCATCACGCCGTCGGCGAGGGTGAAAAGTCTCCCGCCGTCCGGGAGATCGCGCACTGAAGTGCCGGCGGGCATGGTCACGAAGGGATGGAAATCCGGGGGTTGTGGTTGCTCCACGGTCTGCATGTACTGCTGGGCGCTCTGTGCGTGTGCATCCAGCACCGTTTGGGCCTCGGCTCGCAGGGCTTCGGACGCCTGGTGACTCTGCAGGAGGATGTCTTTGATTTCAGCCAGGCTGTCTTTGATCTGGAGAAGATACGGCACTTCTTCTTCGCCGTCCGGGCATACACCCAGACCAGCCGCCAGCAGATGCACCAGCGCCATGATTTCGTAATGTGTCGGGGAAGAACTGGTCTGCTCAATGATCGGTCCGTCATCTCCGCCGTATCCGCCGCCCATATTCTAAGACTCCTTCCATTTAATCAAAACCGTAACCTCCGCCACCCTGGTCGACTACCTCCACCCGGACGTAGCGGACACTGTCTCGATTCTCTGAATCGTAAACCATGATCATAGTCGTGCCGGCTTGCCATCCCAGGCTTAGTCTTCCGTCTCCATCCACCCACGCGATACTCGAGTCCGCACTCTCAAACTCAGGATCGCCAGTCGGATTGCCGCGAATAGAGAGTGGGATCGTTACACCCCACGAATTGACAGAGACCTTGATATTCTTTGGGAACACATCCCAGTAACGCACTTGGAGTTCTTCGCAGTCCATTCATTCACCTCAGTCGTCGTCCGTATCCGGGCTGCCGGTTACGATCACCGCGCCGCAGGCGGTGACGTCGCCGATACGTGCGTTGGGCATTCCTTCCGTGACCGTATTTAAACTCCCGGTAACGATAGGTGTCACGCCGTGGCCCGGTATCGGGCAGGCATGCAGATCACCCATGCGAGCCACCGGCCTGCCGTTCACCACGGTCTGCATTGCGCGGGTGATGATCACGCCGCCGTGCGAGGATATATCTCCCAATCTTGCCTGCGGTCTTGCCATAGTCACTTTCCTGCAAACAGATGAACAAGGAAACCCGCGATGCCACCAAATACGCTTCCAAGCGCCAGGACCAGTCCGACCACTTTCCACATGGTCTCGATGCCCAGCTTGTTGTTCAGACCTGCATAGAGGTTCTTGATGTCATCGGAGTTGCGGCGTAGTTCCTCGTGGATGCTCCGGGCCAGAAGTTCTACGTTTTCCTTGTCCGATTTCTTCTCTATCTCCCGTTCAATCTTCTCGAGACGCGCCTGGATTTCCCGGCGGTGATCTTCGAGGATGCTGCGGAACTCGGCTCGCCATGACTCGAAAGTCCGAGCGAGAAGGCGCTCGTTTTGATCCCGGTCGAGGGAACGACCCGCATTCTGTTTATCCATCAGGACTTCTCCTCTTCAGTGAGAATCGTCCGCGGATTTGCAGATCGATCTCGAACCGGTCAGCCAGGCCGCGTCGTTCCAACGCTTCTGCGATGGCCCTCTTGGCGTAATACATCTGCTCTACTCGACGATGATTGGACAGGCTTTCCTGATGGTCACGGTACCGATAGAGCGGCTTCCTGATGTGCCTGATCTCGGTGAGTTCGGAAAGTCGTAAACAGAGATCGTAATCCATGGCCAACTCGAAGGAGGCGTTGATACCACCCGCCTGGTCAAAGACCGACCGACGTATCAGCCGAAAATGGAAAGTCATGAGATCAAGAAGTAATCGCTCCTTGGAGTACGGAATGCGACAGCGCCGCCCATAGCCTTTGACTTTTCCATCCTCGTCGATCACGACGTAATCGGTATAGACAAGGCCAACCTCCTGTTGTGCTACAAGCACCGCTGATGTTTCCTCGAGAGCCGTCGGCGAGAGCAGGTCATCGCTGTCCACCCAACCGAGGTAATGGGTGGAGGATTCAGCAATAGCCGATATTACGGAATGCACACGTCCCTGGTGTTCAGCGGTTATCACCCGAACCCGGTCGTCCATCTTGGTGTAGTCGCGCGCGATTTCCAATGAGCGGTCGGTGGACCCGTCGTCCCAGATGATCAGTTCGAAGTCCCGTCGCGTCTGGGACAGCACGCTTTCGATGGCTTCGCCAAGGAATCGCTCGCGGTTGTAGACGGTCATAATCAGGGATGTCGCAGGTTGCATTACAGCCTCCATCATGTGTTTATCAGCACCTTGTTGGTAGACCGGACGATAACGTTCCCCATGACGCCGTCCATGAGAATGACGCTGCCCGACTTGTCCGTGACCTGGATGCGCTCCCGCCCCGCGGCCGCGTTCATCACCACCACTTGGCCGGCTTTGTCGGTGAACCGAATCATTTCGGACCCGGCCGTCGAATCGATCAGAATCTCCTGCGTTCCGCAAAGTCCCCAGATGTGAATCTTCTCACGTCCCCTGGTAGTGTCGATGAGTATCTTCTGCCAGCGGGCGCGGGTCTTATCGCAGGACTGGATGTGGATTTTCTCCTTGTCCTTCCAGGCCTCCCAGCGCACGAACTGACGGCACAGATCAGTGACCTCGATCCTGGCGCGCTGGTCCTTGATGTCGGTAGCGATGTCCAGTTGGTCACCTTGCTCGGCGTCTTTGGTGCTACGCCGGAGGGCGTTGCCGGTTTGAATATCTCGCTTCACCCGGCAATCCATGTGAAGGATCTGTCCGGCGCGGTCGATGATCTTGAGAAATTCCTCTTCATCCCGGTCGTCAAGGACGATGGTGTGCCCTGTTTCGGTTTTCAGCAACACCTTGCGGCGCGGACAGTAGTACGGCGGATGACCGTGGTACTTCTTATGTTCCAGGTCATCGTGGCTATCCGGTTTATGTTCGACCTTGTCCTCGCAGTCATGGCAGGTCGGATCGGAGCACAAGCGCTTCGATTCCTCCGGCTGTTCACCGGGATTACTCTTGGCCAGCCACACGCCCGACCAGATAGGATACTGGACATTGCCGCCTTCGAACTCGGCCCAGACAGACGCCCCTTCCTCGGGAATCAGAAACATCCCTATGTCCTCGTTGCCGCCATAGGGAAAGCAGGGCCAGGCCCAGTCCGACCAGTTCTCCTTGCTGGTACCGAGCACGGCTGGGATTTCCAGCCGGCACCGACCAAGGCGTTCGGGATCATTGTTATCGCGCACGAAGCCCCGGTATTTGCCGTACCAGCGATTCTTGTAACGCTCCTCGTGTTGTCTGTCCTGGGTCTCGATCACGCGCCGTCCTCCGGGTTACCAGGGTAGGAGGCCACGCAGGACCTCACGGACGATACGGGTTGCGAGTCCGGCCGGCTTCTTCTTAGCATCCGCCTTGGCCACCGCATGATGAAGAGCATCCTTAGCCGCCGTCGGGAGCTTGGTCTCCTGCGCCGCAACACCTGCTTTGACCTCCTTTGCGCCGAACCGCTCGATGACACCGATCACCGCGTCCAGGGCCGCAACTTTTGACCTGCCCCAGGCAGTCAGTTTGATGATGGTGAGCAACGTCACGATCAAGGTCACGAAGAGTTCCTTGTGATCGAGGACGAACGTCAAGATTTGTTCAAGCTGTTGCATGGTTGTCTCCTTTTGTTTGTTCGAGTGCTTCTGCAAGTGTCACGTATTTGCCTTCGAGATGTCCCCAGCGGGCTCGTCCGTTGCGAACATCCACGTGAATGAAACCTTGATCAGGGTAAACGCCGATGCCGCCGTCGAGGAAAGAGGTCACCTGTTCGGCGAGTTCGTACATCTCGACTACCGAACGTCCATTGACGACTATGTCAGCAGCATTGCCGAGAAGGTGCTGGCTTCGCGTCGCGCCGCCCACCGCCCGATTGTGTTCCGGGCAGCGGTACCCACTGGAGATCCGAACCGGCTTACCAGCGAGATCACGCAGTTCCTGTAGCGCATCCACAAGCCGCAGGTTGATCTCCGCCAAGCCGCAGCAGCGACATGCGAATTCGTGTCGGGAAAAGTTCTTGCTAAGATTCCCCATATGCTTTGCCTCCTTATAGCCTTTGCCCGCTGTCCGCATCGATGGTCACCATCGGCGGTGGCTCCTCCTGCGGTGTGGGTGGCGCTTCCTTATCGTTTTGCTTGCCCTTGACGTCGTCGGATTTGTCACCAGCCCCTTTGCCGAGGGCGTTTTTCTTGAGTTTGAGTTCGCACTGATATCCACCGTCACCGATGGCGTGGCGAATTGAAGGGCAGTAATAGATTCCGGAGAACTTCTGACCGAGGCCTTTGACTTCCACATTCTGTTTGGCCCGTAGCGTGGGAATGCCGATGGTGACGGCGACGGCCTCAACCTGGCGGAGTTCGGCCTCTTTGAACTTGCTTTCAGCTATGTCCTGGGCAGGCTCCTGGCGCGGCTCCTCGTGGAAGCCTTCGGACCGCTCGAAGCTGGGAACGACCTGTCCCGACTCCTGCTCCTTGTAAGTTCCTTCGCCGGTATTGCCATCGACCAGGTAGGTCCGCTTACCGAGAGACGCGCGCTCTGGCGTGGTCTCATTGTTGGCTTTATGTTCGACCGGCTCTTTCTTGCGCGGATCGATACCTACAGCCTTGGTTTCCGTCCCGGCTCCCTTGGCCCCCTGCGATTGTGTGGACGGGCGGAAAGAACGTAGCACGCCCTTACGGTCGATGAAGTATTCGAGAACCGCGGCTGGCTTATTCTCAAGCTCGCGTGGATGGAAATGCAATTCGTCATCCTGGATATAGAAGACGTAACCGGAGACACCAACGCCGTCCTTGCCCCGCGCCTTGCCTGCCAGTTCCTTAAGAAACTGGGCGTCGGAGATGTTGCTTTGAACCACGCGGAGATGGCGACCCTTCGTGGGCGTTACCATGGGGACGAGGTCGTTGGCAACCGCGATCTCTTCGGCGATCTCCGAGTAGAGGATACCCGGAGCGGGTTTTTTCCAAACCTTCTGATTCTCCTTGCCGGCCAGTTTGAAACCCTTGTCATAGGCCTTGATGCGGATGGTTGGATCGCCGTTTTCGGGAAAGTCGTAGTCGATGTCCTTGATGACCGCTTTCTTGCGCGGGGAGAGGTTGTCCACGTATCCGAAACGGGCGACGATCTCGTTGCCTTCCTGGAACAGGGGATCGTCGACGAACTGGAGGTTCCGGTCGGTGACGGACAGTTCCAGGACATCGAGTTCCTCCTCGTTGTCTTCAAAAACGAACGAGGTGATCTCCTGCGTGATGTCCGCCGAGAGGGTCTGCCCCTCGATCTGGATCAGAAAAGTCGGTTTGAATGTATCAAGGTCCATGCGCCGATCTCCAGTCGAGCCGCCTTCGTGGCGGACTTCACCGGATACTTACCGGCGCAATGAGGAAGGTGTCGGGTCGAATGAGCGGTCAAGAACGCCGAGTTCTGTTGATGAAAGCGCTGCAGATACGGATTTGGGATGCTTGATATCCCGATGCACGACGAGAAAATCGTGCAAATCGAAAGTTCAACTTCGGATTTGCACGAAATCAGGGCTGTCTGGACAAGATTATAACTGCACGAGAGATAGAGCTGTCACACTCGAGCCGAGGGGAGCCGCCTGCAATTTTGCATTTTGAATGCATTATTGCAGGCATACCTTGGCGCTGGAAATGTGGACTCCTACCCGAGCAGTCTCATCTGAACATGCTCCATCGATGGAATTCGGAGTACATCACCCGGCTCAAGTTCCAGAGGAAAGAAGATATCGTTGTAATCGCAGATAACCCACCACAGCTCGGCCCGGTCCAGGTAACGCTGGGCCAGCAGGTCCACCCGGTCGTCTTCCACCACGGTATGGAAACGGTCGTCCAGTCTGGGCGTGGTGTCGACAGGAAACCGCGTGCCCAGGAATTCCTCCGCCTGGCCGGTGAAGAGAACAACGGCCGTATACCTGGATCGACGTCCGATCATCCGCGCACCTCCAAATAGTCCACCGATTCGTCAATGTATTCCTCGAGCATTACATCTACCTCGGCATGCTGGGGAAGGAGATTGTCTCGGTCAAACAAATGGAAAAAGCGCGCCTTTATCTGGCGGACCACGCAGAGTACGCCCGGGTACAGGTCGCCGAACATAAACAGCACCTGGTGTGGGGCGTTCTTGAGCATGGTCCCGGCGTGCTCAGGGTAGAGAAGCGACCGCAGCCAATCCACGGATTCTTTGACCGGCCCCTTGAAGAACAGCAGTTTGAAACCGATCTTGCGAGGCTCTCCGGCCACGTACTGGTAGCGGGGATGGCTCATACCTGGAATCTTGATGGCTGCGTAAGCCGTGCTCTTGTCGTCCAGGATGTCGTTGGGGTTGTACTGGAAATCCAGGTAGTCGCCGGTTTCCACGTCCACCAGGTAGGCAGTGATCTCTTTCTGGTCCCAGGACATTCATTACCTCACAGCGTCTCGTAGTTCTTGATCTTGCGTTCACGAATGTCCCGGTATACCGACTGGGCGACCTGCCGGCCGTCGAGCAGCGTGGTGATCGACACCTCGATGGGCCGGTTCGCTAGCGCGTCGAGCTTGCCAAACATCGACTCGAAAACCGTCTGCAGGTTCTCTCCGGTGGATGCGGACGGTGCCGCCGCCGCACCGGGAGCGAGTGCGCCCCTTGTTTCTCCGAGAAGGCGCGCTTGTTCGGGCGCGGGATGAATACCCACCGTCGTTTCAATCACGGCCAGCTCCGGCCCTCCAATGGGACCTGCGACGGCCGGGAGTTCTCCGGCCATGACAGGAGTGAGAGCCAGAGTTCCCGCCAGTAAGGACGGGACTGCGACTTGTCCCACCATCTCGTTCATAAAACCAAACGCCTGCTGCAATGCGCGGGCGGGTGCTTGGGCAGCCTTGGCGATCCCTCCACTCAAGGCCTCAAGCAAGGCCATGCCGCTTCGAGTAAGGCTGGACAACGGACCTTCTTCAGCATCGGAGAACGGCAGGAGTTTTCGTAGCCGACCGAGAGCTTTCTTTAGCATGTCGAAGGGATAGGTCACCGCCGACCAGATGCCCTCGCCGAGCGCGATCAGTATCTGTTTGCCCGCCTCGAAAAAGGTGCTGTCGCCCGAGAGGAAACTGCGGACAGCCCCGAACACATCCGCCAGGGTCCTCACCAACGGCAGGTCCATGAAGGCGGAGACCAACGACGATGCAATGGCGTTGAAGAACCGTCCGATAGACGAGAACAGACCCTTGATGAAATTCCAGACACCGACGATCACGTCGCGAGCCCACCGAAACGGAGTGGCGAGGAAATCGAACACGGCGCTACCGATAGACTTCAATCCGTCGACTACTGAAAGGTCGCCGGTGAGCACCTGCCAGACCGTGTAAACCACCCGACCGACCATACGGAGCGCCTGGACCAGGAGCCGGATGGGCAGGAAAAACTTGTAGATGAACTTCCCGGCCTCGATGAATGCAGTGACAATGGTTTTGCCCAGCCAGACAACGGCGCGCACCACCCAAGCAACGACCTTGATAACCGCCACTAGGTTGTAGATTACGAACTTGAGCAGATACGCGCCTACCTTCGCGATTACCCCCAGGACCGATCCCAGGGTTTCGCCGAGACTGCGGTAGGACGATGCATCGGCTGACGCGGCCGCCAGTCCGAAGATCTCCAGGATCGAGAAGACCGCTTTGTAGAGCGCACCATATGCCTGCATGAGCGCCCGGACCGCCGGTTCGAGAATCGCCCTGATCTTTCCGAACGCGCTGGAAAAGGCCTGCCACAAGCCGGTCAGGAATTGCCGTACCCGGTAGTAGATGCGGAACACCGTGACTACCAAACCCATGAGGCCCGCCTGCTCGAGTTTCTGCGCCAGCTCAGCCGACATCCGTCCAGACCCACCGCTCAGAGACGAGATCAGTTCCCGGATACCATTGAAGACGAGTTTCACCTTCTCCCATGCCCCAAGGATCGTGTCACGGATGCCGCCGAAGTTAGTTTCCCAAGCACGCTTGAGCAGGTATACGGCCAGCACCACACCGGCGATGATGGCCACAACTGGCAGAAAATAGGTGGCGAACGCCGACCCCACACCGGCCACAGCCGCTCCCATGGCCGCGAGACCAGCCTCAATTGCGGGGAGCATCAAACCGATGGTTCCTGCGGCGACGATCACGCCCCCCACCCCACAACGACGAGCACCGCACCCAACGCCATAGACAGGGTGAGTACGACTCTGGTCAGCCCCGGCATGGACTTGGCCAGTTTCTGAAAGAAGAGCACGGCCTTTGATATACCCTGGATGATCGGTGTGACCACCGGGAGCAGTGTGCGGCCGAGGATTTCAGACAGGTTACTGATCTGCTGCCACAGGAGCTTGAACTGACTGCCGATGTCCATATTCATGGCCTGGGCCATCTCTTCGGTGACGGCGGTGCCGGTCTTCATAGCCCGGGCGACAGACTGAATATTGGTCTCCAGCGCCCCTACGCCCTGGGACATCTGCAAAAGGAACTTGACGGCCTCGTCGGAACCGAAGGCTTTCTTGATCTCCACCTGGGCCGCAGCCTGGGACAGGTCAGGGAAACGCCCCTTGATCTCCTGGAGAATGGGGATAATCCCTTTCAACCGTCCTGTGGAATCGATGAACGAGAGCCCGAGCTTTTCGCCGGCCTCGGCGGCTTTCATGATGAACGCCTTGTACAAGGTTCCGGCTTCCGAGCCGGGCATAGTGGTCTGCAACTGCCCGAGAATGGCGAGTTGTTCCTGCAATGGGACATTGGAAGAGGCGGCCACCGCGCCGATGTTCTTGATGGCGTCGGCCATCTGGCGGCCGTTGGTCTTGAAGGAAGCGACCGTCTGGGCCATAGCTCCGGCGAAGGTCTTCGCCCACTGAGCGTCCGACATATCCTGCATGAGGGGCTTGAAAATGCCGTAGGCCGTGGTGAAGGTGCCGACCATCTCTTCGGTGGTCGCTTTAGTGGCCTTGCCGGTAAGGGCGGCCATAGCGGTGAACGATCCAACAGCTTCATCCGTCAACCCGGATAAAGCGGAGCGTACGTCATAGGCTGCGGTGATAAATTCGGCCTTGGTCGATCCGGACCAGGTATTGGTGAAGGATTCCGCTGCGTCTTCAATGGCCTGCAAGTCCTTGACCCCGAGCGAGGACAGTTCACCGAGTGCTTTCTGGGTGGCTGCCGTGGATGCGACGAGACCGACCGGCATGGCCATTAGTGAAAGGCCCGCGCCGATCATCATCGTGCCTTTTTGGATACGGTCGAGGTTTCGTGTCATGCGCTCGCTGGAGGCGGACACTGTGGCGTCCAACGATTGCATGGATGTCTGGACCCGGGCCGCGTTCTGCGAAAACCTGTCCTTCATCGAAACAACGACACCAAGTCCAAGATCTCCGTTCATGTGCGATTGCGCTCCAATTCCTCACGTTCAAAAGCAAGCTGCCGCTCCAGTGCCTCCACGAATTCGTGG